AACTTTTTCACGTGGGCGCAAGCACTTACGCCGCTTGGCATCCGGCCTACAAAAGTCACCGGTGCATTCTGGGGCCAGTGTCTTCAGCGTGTGATGGAACAGTTCGTCGACGACGCCGAGTATTTGGTAACGATCGACTATGACACGTTTTTTAGCCAAGCCGACCTAGAGCACCTGATGGCTCTGGCCATGACGTTTCAGTGCGATGCCGTGACCGGACTGCAGACCAAACGCGAAGACGGCAGGCCAATGCTGACACTTAAAGGCATGATGGACAACCCGCCGGCGGAAGGCAGCACGCAAGTGCCACGCGATTGGTTTGCCGCACCGGTGCAGGAAGTCGACACCATGCACTTTGGCTGCACAGTAATCAGCACGGCAGCACTCAAGCGAACGCCTAAGCCGTGGTTTCTTGGCACGCCAAACGAGCAAGGCGAATGGGGCGACGGCCGCCGCGACGACGATATCTTCTTTTGGGAAAACTTTCGCAAGGCCGGAAACCGCTGCTTTGTTTCTCCACGCGTGATTCTTGGCCACGGAGAGTACATGGTCACGTGGCCAGGCGAGCAGCTGCAGCAGCCTGTTTACCAGCACGCGACCGACTACGTGACGCACATGAAGCCACCGGAAGGCGTCTGGAAGGTGGAACGATGAGAGTGCGATTTATCAAGCCGCTACGCGTCTACCGCAGAGGCGACGTGGTTGACCTGGGCGACGGCGAAGCCAACGTGCTGATCGCTCGCGAGATCGTTCAGCCGGTGACTGAGCCGACGATGTTTGAGGCTGCGGTTGTGCAGCACGAGACGCGTACAGCCGCTGTAAAGCGAACACGAAAACGAAGGGTAACGGAATGCGATACCGAAGCCTGACGGTTGAGACTGCGCCGGCAGTCGAGCCGGTGACGCTTACAGAGGCGAAGCAGCATTTGCGAGTCGACATCGACGACGACGACACGTACATCGAGGCTCTGATCGTTGCGGCCCGGCAGTACGCCGAAGAGTACCTTGACCGTGCATTGATCTCGCAGCAGCTGGCCATGCGGATGGATACGTTCCCGTATGAGTTCGAGTTGCCAAGGCCGCCTATGGCCACGAGCGGCACGCTGACGACGACGGCAGTCACCTACGCTCTCGATCCTGGCTCAGCGTCTACGGCCGTGCCGACGACGACGACGCTCTCGACTTCGAGCTACCGCGTCGATCGAGACGACACGCCAGGACGCATCCGCACGGTCTACAACGGCACTTGGCCGAGTCACTTGAGCGATCCCAACTCGGTGACGGTGACGTGGTGGGCCGGCTACGGCACCGCAACTAGCGACGTGCCGCAAGCGATCCGCAATGCGATTCTGATGATCGTAGGCCACCTCTACGAACGCCGCCTGGCGGCCGACAGCATGGCCAGCAACGAGGTGCCGTTTGGCGTCAAGGCTTTGCTTAACACCGCCAAGTGGGGATCGTACCGATGATCCGACCAGGCGAAATGCGTGAGCGCGTGACGGTGCAGCAAGCAAGCAGCAGCACGAACAGCATTGGCGAGTCGTCGTTGACCTGGGCAACGCTGACAACGGTTTGGGCCGCGATCAACGGCGTGCGTTCGACCGAGGCACTCGCCGACGGCCAGCAAGAATCACGCGTGACGCATCGCGTTCGGCTGCGGTATATCGACGGCCTAAAGCACACGGACCGGTTTTTGTGGCGTGGCCGTACGCTGCAGATCGTGAGCCTGCTTGAGTACGAAAACCGCAGCGAACACGTTGCCGTTTGCGAGGAGGTCGAGTAGTGGCACGTTTTGCGGAAGGGACGAAAGTAGACTTTCCCGAACTGGCTGCAATCAAACGCGAGCTGGCCGCAAGATTTGCGCCAAACATTCGTGCCAAGTTCCTTGGTGCTGCACTCAATAAGGCCACGAAGCCAACAGCTACAGCACTTAAGCGAAACACAAAAGCCGCTTTCAAGAGTGTGTCGGGCAACTTGGCGAGATCTGTCGACAATATAGTGAGGCGATACCCAAAGACCGGCAACGCAGTCGGGATCGTCGGCTACAGAAAATCCGGTGGCAAGAAGGTGCCAGGCGGACCTGTCGAAAAAGGCAAAGACCGTGCGTTTCACGCTGGTCTCTTGATGTTTGGCACAAAGGAACGCCGCACGAAAAAGGGCTCGATTGCTTCGAGCTACAAAACGCGTGGCACGTTCACGATCAAAGGCCGTGCAAAACGTGGCAAGTTTGCCGGCTCAACGCGTGTGCGGACTGTGCCAAAGTCGCCAAAGGCGTTTTTCAAGCGAGCCGGCAAAGGCGAGTCTGTGAACCTTGGCAAGATCTACGGCAACGACGTAATCAAGCAGACTTTGCAGCAAGAAACATCGAGCATTCGCCGTGTGCTGCGTGAGCAAATGTCGGATGTTGTTGAGCGTGCCGCCAGGTTCTTGGAAATCAAGTTTCCGCCGAAAAAGGGCAGCTAATGTTCAAGTCACCCGAGGCCGTGCTGCGAAACGCGATCATCAGCGACGCCAGCATCACGCAGCACATCGGCCACCGTGCCTTCTACGATCTTGCCGCCAGCGAGGACGCGTTGCCATTCCTGACGTTTCGTCGCTCTGACATTACTCGGGAGCAGACATTGGCATTCCCGATGGGCGTGCCGCGTGTGTCTATTGAAATCTCTATCTATGCCACAACGCGGCTGCAATCCCGAAAGATCGCTGATGCCGTGCGTGCGGCTCTGGATGGCTTCACCGGTAGTTTCGACAATACACAAGTGAGGCAGACCAGCCTTGAGAGCGAGAGTGACGAGGTAGTTGCTCTCGACGGTGCTGAGTTGCCGACCGTTTACTCGGTCGCACAAACCTACGACGTTTGGTGGCAGGAGACCTAAAGCATGGCAGTTACGCCACATGATGGGCCTACAAAGACCTTTGTGGTTTTTTCTGGCGCGACCTACACCGTCACGAATGTGACTATTAACTATTCCGATGTCAGCGGTGCAACCGACCGGATCGACGTGAGCCACCTGGGCCAGACGACCGGCGAAACCATGCTGACTCAGAAGCGACCTCTGATCGGTTCCGCTACTGGCGAGACGGGCAAGGAAGTCAGCTTCGACTACATCGGCACGTCGCAGCTCGTCGGTGGCTCAAGCGGCTCGTTTACCGTCGGCAGCTTCGTCACTGGCGCAACCGCCACGATTGTCAGCTCGAGCGTGACGTTTGCGATGAACGACGTTGTGCGAGGCAGTGCTACGGTGCGAGTCACCGCGTGAGGTGACAAGTGGCAACGTACTCAACTGACATCTCTGTCACATGGAACGGCACGCCGTTCGTTGAAGTGCAGGAGCTGGCGTACAACTACGGCGGCAGCCGCCAGGGCCGTGCCGTCGCGTGGACTGCCGAACAAGGCCAAGTCAGCGTTACGTGCCTTGGCACAGCAAACACAAACATTAGCAACTTCGGCACGCGTGCACAGTTGGTTGTCAGCGGCGGCGGTGCGGGCTTGACAACGTATGCAATATGGGAGTCGGTGGCTGTAGCACCAACACGGAACGGCGTTACCAGTTACACCGTCACTTTCCGCATCACGGACGACGTATAAATGGCACTTAGCAAAGAACAGATTCTTTCAGCCGACGACATGGGCCTTTTGGAGGTAGCCGTGCCCGAATGGGGCGGCAGCGTCTTTGTTCGCGTGATGACCGTTGGCGAGCGTGACAGCTACGAAAACGAGTGGATGGTCAACAAAGATAGGGGCGTTGCCAACTTCCGCAGCAAGTTCCTGCAGCGTGTGTTGTGCGACGAAAAAGGCGAGCTGCTTTTCACGCCGACGGAGGTGGACAAGCTGGCCAAGAAGTCGGCACGTGTGATCACACGCGTGTGGGAAGCGGCCATGAAGCACAACTCGCTGACCGACGATGACGTTGAGGAACTCGCAAAAAACTGAACCTGCGGCCATCGAGACTCTTTCTGTTTCGGCTGGCCGCAACTCTCGGCATGACGGTGCGGCAACTATGCGACACGATGGACAGCCGAGAGCTGAGCGAGTGGATGGCGGTGCACCGCTACTTC